CTGCAACAATATCTGCAGCAGTGGCGAGCATGAAATCATCACGCACGTAATTAGCACCGTTCTTCTCTTCGATAGAACCCATGCCTCTAGAAGAAACGCCAAGTTTGACTCCTGATTCAAGAAGTGACTTAGCGATGTTTCCCATAGGTGTATTTAGTATCTGTGCTTTACCTACAAAATTGCTTCCCTCAGCTTTAAGTGAAACAATCTTATGCGATACACGATCTAAGTTTACAGTAGGACCATCGGGATGACCTAGTTCACCGAGAGCACGACCAACATTTACATATTGCTCATTGTATCTACCAACTTCGCGCTCAAGAACGCCGAACGGATAGACACGACCATTGCGATTTTTAATATCACCTTGAAGGAATACACCTTCAATGTGTAGAATTTTTTTACCGTTTGATTCTTCTTCGAGGATTCGAATATCCTCAATACTCTCGGTGATTAGTTTCATTGGTCTGTTTCCTCTGATGGGGTTTCTTCTACCTCCTCTTCAGGAGTTTCTGGTTCATCAAAAAAAGATTGTGCAACAACTTGCTTGTAATCTCTCATTGCTTCCGCTGCTTTTCCATAGAGGATGTCAGCGATTTTGTCGAGTGCTTGAACTCGATTGCCGTCACGCACGGCATTTACAACTTCAATAGTATCCATTTAATTTACCTATAATAAATTATTTATTTTTCTGATGTTTTAGGTTTAACTGGTGCAGCGGGAGCTGGGGGTGGTGGAGGTAACGCTCCAACTTCCAAACTTGCTGCGTTCATTAGGTTTGTGTGGATAGGATCAGGAATCTTACCTTCCGCAATTTCATTTTCCATTTGCTTGGAAATTTCTTCGTACTCAGCATCAGTTTGCATAAGAACTTGTTTTCTGACATACTCAATTGAGTAATACTTTCCTAAGAAAGGATCCAGAGCAGTAGCAACTTGTAAACGATTGCCCATCAATTCCGCTTGCTTAAGTTCTTCAAAATGATTATCAAATTGAAAATCATATTGAATATGCTCTTGCATTTCTTCCCAATCTTCTGGAGCAATAACTCCTTTTAGAATGAGTTGAGTTTTAAGCATGTCATGGAATAGTGCGCTAAACTTCTTGCGAAGGCGCCCAATCCATTTAGCAAACTTAAGTTCATCACGAAGAATCTCAGATGAACGACCAAGTGAAAATCCTTGGTTTGCATCATCTAAACGTGATGGTGGTAAATTGAGTGAGTTGTATAATTTCTTTTTGAAGTATTCAACATCCTTCAGTTCTCCCAGATTTTGACCCCCAGGCAGAGTTGTGATTTCAGTTCCTCTACCACCTTCGCGTCTTGGGAGCCAGAAGTCTTCAAGCATACTCATATGCTTTTTGTCGTCACGGATTTCTCCTGTGGCTGCATCATACACAAGTTTGTTTCTGTAACGCGCCATTACCTCTCTGAGGTATTGCTCTGCTTTTACTTTAGGGAGATTACCTACATCGATGTAGAAAATTCTTCTTTCTGGTGCGCGTGATAATCTGTAGATAACCAGTGCATCTTCAATCATGCGAAGCTGGTTAAGTGATTTGATTGCTTTGTGTAGGAAACTCAAGACCATTTTTTTGTTGAGGTCTTGAATACCAGATTGAATATAAGTGATTGAATCATTTGCAATCTTGACGCCACTTGTTGCATTGTTAACGTCAAAGGTTGAACTGATGAATCCCTTAGGATTATACATGTAGTATTCTACATAATTTCCAAAATCATATGCAAGTGCATTTGATGGGTCTGCAGTGTTTGCAGATAGCACTTGTGCTAGTCTTGGATCTTTGTTTTGTACTCTTACTTTTTTAATTTTTAGTGGGTCGATGAATCTAAGTTCTGTAATACCTGCTTTTGGATTTGCCAGGTCTACAACTTTGTGGTAATATATACGCCCATCGATATACCACGTTCTAAAAATTTCGTGTGCTCTAGTATCAAAATTGAGCAAACGAAGAATGTATTGAAATTCTTCTCTAATTTTTTTCTTAATTGATTCGCTTACTTCTAAATTTGACAACTCAATAGCAACAGGAGTATCGTCTAAACTTGAATTAATTGCTTCGTTAACAATTTCATCAATAGCAGAATCAACTTCTGGATGCATTGACATATCACGATAACGTTTGATGAGGTCAAACTCATTACGTGCAACACCGTCTATATCTACATACGAACCAAAGTAACCACCAGCTACGGTAGTTACTGCGTCGTCAGCAGAAGGAGGAACTGGAGATTGTCCTTTCAGTTCCTCCTGTTTGCTTTTAATCGAGAATCCAAAAAGTTGACTCATGGTTAAAAAATTTCACAAATGATATATGTATTTATCAAGCAATGTTTTGGTCATAATTGCCAGATGTTCCAGAAGTCCAGTACTGAAGTTGGAATTCAACTGTGAAATCTTCAATTTGGTCGTTGCTATCATAAGCAAGATCAATTTGAGAAACATTAGTTGGGAAACAACTCCATAACTTGTAACTTCTGGTGGCGGTGGGAGATGCAGCATTGGTTCTTTCTAACTGTTGAATTAGAATATCTGCAGTATACCCAGTGCCATTGCTTGGAGTATTTAATGCAGCAGTATTTGCTTCATGAGCATTGATAGACTGCATCCACTTTTCCATACCGTTGCGAATCTTGAACTCTCTATCGTTGATAAAGGTTGCTGTCCAAGTATCAAATGTTCTATCTCCTGCAACTTTTACGGTTCTGCCACGGAAAGGAACTTCGATAACACCTAACTGAGAAGCAGGAAGAGCAGCAGACTTACAAAGTAAATTTGTAAGTTCTACATCAGTTCCATTTAAGAATCCAGGTTGGGTTGTTGAAGGCCAGATGAATGTGGCTAAAAATAGATTAGGGCGTACACCGCCTTGTATGTTACTTAAAAAAGTACTTACGCTACTCGTAATTGGCATTTTTTGTTACCTCGTAATTTTTGTTATTATCAAACTGTTTGACCAGTTATTTCAGAAAACTCAACACCAGTTCTTGTAGCAACTACCGTGATAGTTACGTAGTTGATAGAACGTGTTGGTTTAACATAAATTTCAGCAACAAATTCATTTCTATCAATAACATCTGGAGTGTTATTTGTTTCGTCACAAACAACTAGGTAATCAATAACTCCTCTCTTTGCTAACACTTCTGATAAGAATGAGTTAGCAGCGTTTGAGAATCCGATTCTAGTTGAACTATCGTTGAGTTCAAATAATACATTTTTTGCTAGATTATTCATTCTCTTTTCAATCGCAAGGAACAAACGACGAACGTTAATTCGGTCAAATGCACTTGGGGTTGCGAGAGCTGTTTTATCACCGAAGAGAATAATACCTTGACCAGGGAAAGCAGAAACTGGATTAATTCTCTTAAGATATAACTTATCTCTATCTGTCTTAGTTGGAGAGTATGCTAACTTAACAGCATTCTTAATACTTCCTCTTTGAACACCAGCAGGCGAGAACCAATCTTCAGCATTTGTTGAAGTTTGTACGCATAAACCAGCTACGTCTCCGTTACAAGGAATGTAACGATATACATCATTGAAACGGTCGTAGATATATTTGTAACCGCTATCAAACACGGCGTAAGAAGTGCTGCTTCCTACAGAATCAAAGAAGGAAATGATGTCATCTCTTTGGGCACTTGCTGATGATAAAGCAACAAATGCTTTATGGGGTGATACGAAAGCAATACAATCTTTTCTGGTGTTAGCAACATCAATTGTTTTTTGTGCTTTTGTTATTTGGTCTGCTCTGTTTGAAAGACTACCGCCAGTTAGAATAAAATCAACAGTAACGGTTTCTACATCTGAAAATACATCAAATGCGGAAGTAATATCAGAAACTGTAGATGTGTAAGAATCTAGACCACCAGATAGTTGTAATGTGTTGTTGCCAGCAGCAACATTACCTGAACCAGCATAGATATAAGCTGAACGATTGTTGATTACATCTTTGTAATACCTTGAACCACCTTGAGCATCTTTAGCATTTGATAATCTAGAAACATAAAGATAGGTTTCTAGGAGGTTGTTATTGGCATCTAAAACAGCAAGGTGAAGATCGTTTGCTGTTGCTGGTGCGTTAGAAATAGTAGACCATTTTGTTGTACCAAAAATATTTTCGTTTGCGAAGGTAGCTACACTACCGTCAATCGAAACAACTTTTAATTCATTCCCCCACAAACCAGCAGTGCGAGCAGCAAACTTCCAAGAATATGAACCGTAGTTAGCATCAAAATCAGTTTTTGATTTGATAGCAGGTGCAGTAGTGCCAGAAACAAGTGGATATGCTACAGTTAAAGTAGTTGCGGGTGTTACATCAGTAAGAGTCCATCTCTGTACAGATGCTGCTGTAAGATGAGTAGCAGCAGTAGAACCAAGTGCACCACGAGTAACTACAACTTCGGGTGATTCAACTGAATTAATACGCATATACTCACTATCAACTCTGATAAAATCACCAACAGCAAGTCCAGTTGTTTGTGATAATGTGATGATAGTTTCTGTGGCATCTAATGGTTCTGCAACTGTTGTAGCAGCAAAACCAGCAGGTTGCGATAAAGATTGTTCAATTACTGTAGCACCTGAAGCATGGTTTGCTTGTGAAGTTCCTAATGCACCTCTAGTTACTGTTAATGTTTGAGCAGTTGTGTCAACTGCGGTAACTAAGAAAATTTCATTATCGACTTTTACATAATCATTAACTGCAAAAGTAGTAATGTTTGCTACGTAGAGTTTTGTTGCGTCTGATGATACTGCAGTTACTTCTGTTGCAGCATTTTTTAATCCACTATTGTCAACTCTAACAACGTTGAGTTGTCCACCGTATGAAAGGAAAGTTGAAGCTGTAAACCAATCTTCAAAATTATCTGCGTTTGGAGAACCGAATGTCTCTAAGAGTTCTTTTTCTGTAGCAATGTTAACTATTACTCCTACTGGACCCCTTTCAAAACTGCCTACTAAACCAGCAGTATTTGCTTGAGTTGCTACAATAGTTTGAGCAGTTAAATCACGCTCTCTTAGAACAATTCCAGGTGATACTTGACCTGCCATGTTTTTTACCTCTTGAAAAGTTCATTTTTTTAACTACAAATATTTATGAAAATGATTAGTTCAGGAGGGGAAACAATGCATGAACAAACTACCAATCGGGATAATCCCACTTTGCTTCTGATTTACCTTCTCGGTGATTCATGATTCTTTTTATGGTACAATCTTTACACTCATATGAATATGATGATGGTAAATATTTTTTACCTTTTCTAATAACATAAAAATCTGACATCAAATCTTTTATTTCTCTACACGACCTACATCTTCTTTCTTTAAACAATAAATGATCTAGTGAAAATTGATCTTCGATATCCATCAAAAACCTACCATATACTCTACGTCTGCATAAGGATTTCCATATCCATCTGTATACCAAACATTACCATCATCATCTACAAATTTTTCTTCGCTATCAGTGATTCCATCCGATATGAATCCAAAAGGTGCCATGTCTTGTTCAATCTGATTCTTCTGTTCTTCGTAGATTCTTTTACGAACATCATTATCAGTCATCTCCCTAAAGTAAGGTTGAACTGCCAACCACGCAAAAAGAACCAGACACATCACGAGGTCATCGTTATATCCATCATCTGCTTCAAATGATTGATTCTTTTGAATGAACGTTGTCAACTCACTGATAATTTCATAATCAGATACTAACAACTTATCATCCTCAATCAATGTCTTGAGGTTTGAGCATCCAACTTTCTTGGTCACCTTAGACATCTTCAAACCCAACTGAGATTTGGTGCCAGAGAATCCCTGACCTACAATCTGACCAGCCCTACCTCGCATAGCGCACATCAAAATATTAGGATACTCTAAGTCATAGTGGAGAATGTTTGTTACTTGCTCACCAATATCATTGACTTCTGCTAGGATGTATGCTTTATTGTAATTCTTGGCAACCTGCTCAATAATGTTAGGAAACAGAATTGGTTTGATTTCATTGTTTCGATACTTGGCAACTACCTTCCAAGGTAGAGTGGTAATATCAAATACAACAAAAGCGGAGTAATCATTGTTGGTTCCACGGGATACGTCAACGGTCATAATATAATCATGGTCATCTATTACGTCCTCGTAAACAGACAATCCCTTGTTAGTATGCAATGGGTCATCATAAACCATAGAGCGCAGCTTAGACGCCGTGATAAGAGTATCAACCGATCCCAAGAACTCACATTCAAACTCTTGTGTAAACTGCCTCTCTGAGGTGTTTCTAATGGTCTCTTCCTTCCACTTGGCATCTCTGCCAGGAACTTGACTCCAATGCACTTCCAGGGGCACGTAACCGTTCTTCTCACGCTCTGCGTCATGCCATAGCTTGTAGAACATATTCATACCCTGTGGGGTAGAAATAATAATCACCTTTGTCTTCTTACCAGACGAGATGGTAGGATATACAGAGGAGAAGAACTGCTCGGCAATGTGGTTTGGAACGAACGCAAACTCGTCAAGGAAGATGATGTTGAAAGAGTTACCTCGAACAGCGGATGATGAAGTAGATGCTGCTATAATCTTGGAACCATTATCCAGTTCCATCGAACCTTTGTTCCATGCTATAATACCTTGCTGCATCCACTTCGGTAGATTCTCATATGCCAACTGCAAACGTGATAGAAGTTCTCTTGATGTTTCTGCTTTGTTTGCTAGAATAGCAATCTTAATGTTGTCGTTGAAGACAGCATAATGCAACAGATAGGAAATAACCGTTGTGGATTTTCCTGTCTGTCTTGGAAGTTTAGCTATATTAAATCTATGATTGTGAAAATTTTCAATAAGTTTCTCTTGGAAATCATACATGTCAAAAGGAACAAGACCCTCATCCAGTGAGATAATCTTTACATAGTTTTTTGCGAAGTAAACTGGGTCATCTTTACATTTGATGAACTCTTCAACTTGTTCCTTTGTAAAACTAATAGCGGTATTCGCTTTTTTTAGATTAGGATTACCAAGATATACTGCATCACTCATTTGTTTTTTCTAAATCTCTTTCTAAACTCTTAAATGTATTTAATCTTTCTTTCCAACCACCACCGTTTGTTGTTCCTTTTGCTGGGTTGATGCATGTGTCAGTATCTATTCCTTTGTTATCACACACTAAACTAGCAAGCTCTGTCTCGTCACCCTTTCTATTTGTGCCCGACCAAAAATGCTGCCCATCGATCCAGCACGCCCCACATTTAGGGCAAGTTTTTGTTTGCATAGGATTAAAGTAAGATAGCAGTAATATTATATATTATTACAAAATATTTGTCAAAAATAAATGTCAGCAATTCCAGGCTCTTAATGATTTAGATAAACGGTCTTCGCCAGTGTTATTACTATCTTTTTGTCTCTTACGCATTCCTTTCATTCTGGCACAAAAGCTCTTCCTGCGGGGATTTCCAACCTTTTTTGAAGGTGCCTTAAGGTCGC